GTCTTGCTGAGCGAGGGGGCGCCGCCCGGCCCGCCCAGATGAGAATCATTCTCATCTGGCCTCAAAAATAGCCAAAAGGGACCCGCTAATTCCGGTAATCATAATTACCGGAATTAGTGATTCGTTTAAAATCAAGCACTTAGCTATTTTCATGCACCTCGATCCATGCAAAACACAACATCTAGTGATTTCCCTGATCCGAGCACCTCGGGCCATGGCCCACGCATCTGGGCGCCCAGAGCAAAAACCGCGCCGCTCGCGCCCCGCGCGGGGGCGGCCGAGGGCCCTTTCCCAGTTCCCGCTATTGGACGATAGGCCGCATGCGGTAGATAGATAAGGGTCTCGGTTAATCGAGCTCACAGCGGCTCTTTGGGCCATATACGAGCGCTTATTGCTATCTCCCTGCCTAATTCGGTCCAGTCGACGGCATTCAGGGCCCACTGGGCCACCGGAGGCGTGTCTACGCCCCTCTCGTGTAGCTCCTGAGCCTGCGTGCCATGGTACAGCAGCAGGCGTGTCTCAGAGGCCTTGGTCGTCCCCTTCGGGTGCCACTGGACTAGAATGTACGTCGGCATCCCCATCGATCCATGCTTCAGAGCGAAGGCTATCTGGTGAGGGCTCAGTCGTACTTTCTTTCCGCTCTTCACTACCTTGAGCTCCAACATCGAGTAGATCGGCGGCGTCGCTATCAGGCAGTCCGGTATCCCGAGATTCACCCGGTTCTCCAGAGGCACTACCAAAGCGCCGGGCAATTTCTTCCTTACGTTTCTGTATAGCGCTGACTCTGGACCGCTCGACATCGCGCATCTCCTCGATGATTGTCTTGGCCGGTGGCGTTTCCTCCACCTCTTCGGGCTCGATCTCTTCAGCCTTGATCTCTTCGGGCTCGATGTCGATCAGGGTCTGCGGTGGCGCACCGTACAATGCCTTGATCTCTTCAAGCTTGCGCCTGACCTCGTCCTTACTCATCGAGTCGATAGTGCCTACACGGATTTCCTTACGGTCGACATAGATCGTGCCGAGCGCTTGGCCGCGCCGGTATTCAGCAGAGACTGCCGCGCCGAAGTTGCCTGCCTCGAGGGCTTGGTCGCGGATATGCTGCAGGTCTCGCATGTGCCTGTCGAAGTTAGTGCCGTATTTCTCTGCAAGCTCGGCGCGGTATTGTTGGATTGCTGCGACGACGTGGGGTTTCTTTTTTGGATTGGTCAGCTCCGATCCTATCGCGCTTGCCGACTCTTTTGGATAGCCTGCGCGTATCGCTGCCTCGGTCAGGGTGATGTGTCCATCGTTTGATATGAGTTCTTGAATGAACGTCCACTGCTGAGCGCTCACGATATGCTTCTGGTCTTTAAGGGGCGCTACTGGCTCGTTTAACCGCTGCTCAAGTTTCATTCGAGTACTGGGCCTCAGCGGTGAGGTGTTCAGAATATCTCTGCGATGCTTACCTTCTTTACTGCTCTTGCTCATGCGGTCCTCCGACAAATCCAGATAGAGCCTTCCGATTGCGTAACACTGAAGCGTCTGCCTGCGCCATTGCGTGACTTGTAGAACGTCGACAGGGCGCTGTTGATGCGCTTGGCGTCCTCTTTCGAGCGGACAATGAAGTAATCGCCGAGGACCATCGCTTTGAATGGCCACCGGGTTTGTTTATGGCTGCCGTTGCACAGGCGCAGGGTGTGCTCCCGTGGAGTGATGCCAGAGAGTGTCATCGTAACCTCACTAGTGGAAAAAACGGTATTGTATCGACAGGTTGTTAATCTGTCTATTTTCAGGGGTTTCTATAGTACCGTATTCTCAGAAAAAATAAGTTTTTTTTCTAAAAAATGAGTCGCGCGCGCACCCCGTAGATTTAGTAAAAAGGTTACACCGTTACACCTATAGTAATTAGACGTAACCTTTGACGTATCCCCGTAGACCGCATAAACACTGACTGGTTACGTCAGTTACGTCAAACGTACCGTATTTGACAGAAACTAAAATCAAAACTTTTTTTTCTCAAAATACGGTACTATAGAACCCGGTTGCATAGGCAGGTCCGTGGTCCGTGGTCCATGCCCCCCAAAGCCCACACCACGTGGCCTCCAGAGCATTCCACCCCTCATTTCCCGTGAACCACGCAACTCTTTCAATCTAACACGTTAAAGACCTCTCGTTCCTTTATCCACGGGGCACACAGCGTAATAGACAAACCACGGTTACACATGGTCACGTCAAAAATAAAAAAACCCACCAAAAATGCTCTTTTTGATGGGTTTCGAGTGTGTGGTGTAACGTGGCGAAACGACGTACGAGCGTAGTTTACGGCGCCTCCCCGCCTTCAATTTCTCGGAGTTTCTTTTTCAATTCCAACTCCTCCATTTCGCGAGCGTGACCCTTCTTATAATCGTTGTGATCGTCTGTGAGGCGCCAGTAAGGGTTCTTGTCGAACCACTGGTTGATCTCATCGAGGCGCTCGAGGATTGTCATGCGGGCAGCGGTGGCGCTGTAGTGGTCGGCCAGAACCGTGGCAGGGTCGCGTGGTAGGCCTAAAGGCGTGGTGATTTCTTCGCCGGTGGCGATGTCGTAGACGCCGTGCTTAAGTTGAGGTGTTTTCATTGTGTGTCTCCTGTGTGGATTAAATTGCGGTTGATTGGTCTAAAAGCTTAGGCTTCGTGGGGCGTTTGTAAAAGCCAAATTTAGGGTCGTCCTTGGACGGCGTAACAGCGGCGGCGAACTGCAGCCTTCTACCGACAAAAGCTTTCTTAATATCAGTGCCGTCGTCTTTAAGGTCCCACTCGTCAAATATTGTGTTCTCGATGGCGGCCGGGATGCTTCCGTAGACCACGTAGCCTTTGTCGTCCTTCACGGTGATCTTGCGAACTTCGCCAAACTCAGACTCGACGACTTTCTCCCCTACGATCACACCAGTGATCTCAATGCGGCCCTCAGGCAAGTCAGGGGCATCAGCACGCTCAGCGGCGGCCTTAGCGATCCATTCAGCCTTCTTAGTGGCCTTCCACTCGGCTTCACGAGCAATGGCCTTCCTGACGGCCTCACACTGGCCCTCAGTGAGCTTTCCGTACTTGTAGTGGTAGGCGTCGAAGAGAGACTCGGCGAAGTTCTCTGGCTTATGGTGGGGGTCATCGATGAGGCAGAAATGACCGTTGTCATAGACCCAATCAAGAATAGCCTCATGGTCTTCGACAGTCCTTTGGAACGTCTTCTGTGCGTTACCAACAATGTAAGCCTTTCGAGCGGCTTCGTAAGCGGCGGGATGTTCGATCATGTTGATTCTCCTGTATGCGTCGGCCAACCCGACAACTGCATCGTCTCACGAATTAAATACTACCGTCAACTACTTTTTTACATTTATTTTTACTCAAGGCCGAAGAGCTCTTCGAAGGTGGGCGCGGGGCCGGTGTAGGGCTCCACTGGCTCGGCTTCGGGGGCCGGGTTGCGCGCTTCTTCGATCAGGCCCTCAGGGATAAAGCCGTCGCCTTCAATACGTGCTTCAGGGAAGCGTGCGGCGATGATCTTGATGCCCTCGAGGTACTTAGGGTAAGTGGCAAAGGACTCGGTAAAGAAGGACTCAGGAGCGCCTGCGCCGTAGAAGGAGGCGTCGAATGCCTCCGGGTCGGTGATGATAGCTACTGTGTAAGTCATGGTCACTCTCCTGTATGGGGTTGGAATTACTTGCCTAAAAAGCTGCCAGAGCGGGGGTTATCCATCGGGTGCTCACGGTGGTGCTTGTTTATCGCACCTTGGTAGCCTATCTGCGCCAGTTTGGCGATGTAGATAGTTTGTGACTTGGAAAGCGCAACCCCGTAGAGCTCCGCAGCGGCCTCCTGTGCAGGAGCAAAGAAAGTGCGGAGGATTGTGCTCACCGCGTTGTTACGGCCGTCAGCAGCCGCTTCTGAGACCTCTAGAGCAATCTCTTGAATCTCATTGTCCTTCAGGTATCGGTTAACTAACATGGTCATTCTCCTGTATGGGGTTGGCCCTCTTTCGAGGGCCGGTTGGGTTAGGCTGCGAGTTTTTTGGCTAGGTCTTGATCGACTAAGTAGTAATGAATAGAAGCCTCTGTGCGAGCAAAAAGGTCTTTTTTATCTACTAGATCACCAGTTACTTCGATTTTGTTGTCTTCAAGTATTTCAACAACGCCGTAACTTGAACTTGGAGCAGGGTAATTGAGGCACACTTCTTTTAATGAGCGATCGCCATCTTGGAAGACTGATAACAAAATTCCTGAATCGAGCAGCAACCAATTTTTGATGTAACCGAGCTCAGCCCAACGCTTCTCAGAGCCTACAATCGCTTGGCCTTTATATATATCGTTGCCTGCGTTTTTCGCTGCGATTACAGCCGCTTCAAAGTCGTAGTAAGTAGCAATAATTGAAGTCATGTCGTTCTCCTGTATCCGGTCAGGGCCACTCCCTGACAACAACTACAGCTTAAGCGATCTAATCCTAAAAAACAATACTTTCGACTACTTTTTTCTACTTATTTATATCCCAATTAATTCAATGACTTATAGACCAGGGACAAAATTATCTGCACTTTTTTTCGTCCCCGGACAAAATTATTTGCACTTTTTGCGCTACTTCCACCCGATGTAAGGTCCGTGGTCCTCGGCGCCTGCACCCTCTCGATAGAACAAGTGATCGCCTATGATGGCCGTAGGACGCATTCTAAGGGCCCAGTCGGGCCGAACGTAGTAGGCATGATAATGCGTAGCGTAACCCGTAACGTCGCTCACAGCGCCGCTGAGGACGCCTGAGGCGACCCACCGCGCTACAGTGTAGGCGCGCTCGTCTTGAGGCTTATCGGACTGGCCGTCGCAGTAGAATGAGAACGCGCAGCGGTTGCGGACCTCTCCGCCGTCGGTGACGACGCCGCAGACGGTATCAGGGAAGCGTGAGTCGTAGACTCTCTCGAGGACGACCTGCGCGACAGCGATCTGCCCCTGCAAGTCTTGGTTGCGTGCTTCGTGATAAATCGTAAGTGCGAGGCAGGCCAGTGCGGAAGTAAACATCAGCGGTGCTCCAAGGTGAAATTTATTTCGTCGAGTAACTGCTCAGCAACTACTACCGCCTCTCTTGCCAGTTGATCGGTAGAGCGATTCGATCTGGCGAGTAGCGCGTGCATCATCACCGTCGAGACTAATGCTAGGATTGCTTTTTCGTCG